CCGCCCACGCCAGAGCAGCTAAAAGCGGCGGCGATTCTGAGGTTAACAGCCTTGCGCAAAGAAGCGGATTCGGTAATAGCCCCCCTGAAAGATGCCTCAGAGGGGGGGTATATTGACGAGACAGATAAACCCACGCTGACGGAATGGCAGAAGTATCGCTACAGTCTGACAAAGGTTGATCCAGAAAACCCAATCTATCCCGATAAACCGCTGTGACAAAAGGCCGCTTATGCGGCCTATTTTTTTGCCTCCTTATGCCGGCAGGTGATGCAAAGGAAACATGGTGATTTAGCCCCCACGCTTGTGGGGATTTTTTACCCCTTTCGTTGTGTCATTCCCCAGACAAAGCCCGCCGCGTGCGCCGCGCGCATATCAACCAGAACATAGGCGTACCCCCTGTAAACCGGAGAGACTGCCTTATGGCTCAGGATTACCACCACGGCGTGCGCGTTGTTGAAGTCAACGACGGCACCCGATCCATTACCACGGTGAGCACCGCTATCGTGGGCATGGTTTGCACCGGCGATGATGCCGATGCGGCCATGTTTCCCCTCAACAAGCCGGTCCTGCTGACTGATGTACTGACCGCCAGCGGCAAAGCGGGCGAGTCCGGCACGCTGGCCCGCTCGCTGGATGCGATTGCAGACCAGGCAAAACCTGTGACGGTTGTCGTGCGCGTGGCGCAGGGCGAAACCGAAGCGGAAACCACCTCCAACATTATCGGCGGCGTGACCGCTGACGGTAAAAAAACCGGCATCAAGGCTCTGCTTTCGGCGCAGTCGCAGCTCGGCGTTAAGCCGCGCATTCTCGGTGTGCCCGGGCATGATACGCAGGCGGTTTCTACTGAGCTGCTCAGCGTGGCGCAGAGCCTGCGCGGGTTTGCCTACCTGTCCGCCTACGGCTGCAAAACGGTGGAGGAAGCCATTGCCTACCGCGATAACTTCAGCCAGCGCGAAGGGATGCTGATCTGGCCTGACTTCATCAACTTTGACACCGTGCTGAATGCAGATGCGAAGGCTTACGCCTCCGCCCGTGCGCTCGGCCTGCGCGCCAAAATTGACGAACAGACCGGCTGGCACAAAACCCTGTCCAACGTGGGCGTGAACGGTGTCACCGGCCTTTCTGCAGATGTGTTCTGGGACCTGCAGGATCCGGCCACCGATGCGGGCCTGCTGAACCAGAACGATGTGACCACGCTGATCCGCAAAGATGGCTTCCGTTTCTGGGGTTCCCGCTGCCTCAGTGACGATCCGCTGTTTGCCTTTGAAAACTACACCCGCACGGCGCAGGTGCTGGCCGACACCATCGCAGAAGCGCACATGTGGGCGGTGGATGGCGTACTTAACCCATCGCTGGCCCGCGACATTATCGAAGGTATCCGCGCCAAACTGCGCAACCTCAAAACGCAGGGCTACATCATCGGCGCGGACTGCTGGCTGGATGAATCCGTAAATGATAAGGACTCCCTGAAGGCCGGGAAGCTCACTATCGATTACGACTACACGCCGGTGCCGCCGCTTGAAAACCTGATGCTGCGCCAGCGCATCACCGATCAATACCTGCTGGATTTTTCCAGCCGGGTTAGCGCGTAAGGGGACCTCATGGCTTTACCACGCAAGTTAAAACATCTGAACCTGTTCAACGCGGGTAACAACTGGCAGGGGATCGTTGAGTCAGTCACTCTGCCGAAATTCACGCGCAAGTTTGAAAAGTATCGCGGCGGCGGTATGCCCGGCTCGGTGGATATCGATCTGGGGCTGGATGACGGCGCGCTGGACACGGAATTTTCAATTGGCGGCACCGAACTGCTGTTATTCAAGCAGATGGGGGCGACCACGGTGGACGGCATCCAGCTGCGCTTTACCGGCTCCATTCAGCGTGACGACACCGGGGAAGTGCAGGCCGTGGAGCTGGTAGTGCGCGGGCGTCACAAGGAGCTGGATTCCGGGGAGTGGAAGACCGGCGAAAGCAACACCACCAAAGTGAGCAGCACCAACAGCTACGCAAAGCTGACGATCAACGGTGAAGTGCTCTATGAGGTCGATCTGGTCAACATGATTGAAATCGTTGACGGCGTGGACCTGATGGAAGCGCACCGTAACGCCCTGGGCCTCTGATTAACTTAACGGCGCGGGCAGCCGCGCCAGTAACCTATTAACAGGAAGAGAACATGACCGACAAGCTGACTGAAAAGACCGTACAGCTGGATACCCCCATAAAGCGCGGTAAAACCGAAATCACGGAAATTGTGCTGCGCAAACCCCAGTCCGGCGCACTGCGTGGCACCCGCCTGCAGGCCATTATGGATATGGACGTGGGCGCAATGATGACCGTTATTCCGCGTATCTCCACGCCGACCCTGACGGCGCAGGAAATGGCAGAGCTTGACCCTGCCGATCTCACAGCATTGTCCGTTGAGGTGGTGACTTTTTTGTTGAAGAAGTCGGTGCTTGCCGGTTTACCGACAGTCTGACGGTTGACGATCTGGTGGCAGATATCGCCACCATTTTTCACTGGCCGCCGTCCGTCACTGACGTTATGCCGCTGACCGAAGTGCTGGAGTGGCGGCATAAAGCGATTCAGAGAAGCGGGGCCAGCGATGAGTGACACTAACCTGCGTCTGCAGGTGATTCTTAATGCGGTTGATAAACTCACCCGCCCATTTCGTACTGCGCAGGCCAGCTCTAAAGAGCTGGCTACCGCCATTCAACAGAGCCGCGCCAGGCTGAAAGCGCTGGACGCTCAGGCGGGGAAAATTGAAGGCTTTCGTAAAACCAGCGCGCAGCTGGCCGTCACCGGTAACAACCTAAAAGCTGCCCGCGAAGAAGCGGCCCGGCTCGCCACGCAGTTTACCGATACAAACCGTCCGACGGCGGCACAAACCCGCCTGCTTGAGCAGGCCAGAAACCGCGTGTCGGAGCTGCAGACCAAATATAACGGCCTGCGTCAGTCGGTGCAGAAGCAACGCCTTGCGCTGAACGAGGCCGGAATGGATACCCGGAAGCTCAGCAGTGCCCAGCGCGAGCTGCGCCAGAATGCGGACGAAACCCGGCAGGCACTGGACCGTCAGCAGAAATCCCTTAAACGGCTCGGCGAGCAGCAGGCCAGGGTTAATGCGGTCAGGGAGCAGTATTCCCGGAGTCTTGAACTGCGGGACCGCATCGCCGGGACCGGGGCCACGACCTCAGCCGCAGGGCTGGCAATGGGCGCGCCGGTCGTGGCAGCGGTGAAAAGCTATGCCAGCATGGAAGATGCCATGAAAGGCGTGGCAAAGCAGGTCAATGGACTGCGTGACGATAATGGCAACCGCACCGCCCGGTTCTATGAAATGCAGGATGCTATCAAGGCTGCCAGTGAACAGCTGCCCATGGAAAATGGCGCGGTGGATTATGCCGCCCTGGTCGAGGGTGGCGCGCGTATGAACGTGGCGAACCCGAATGATTCATGGGAAGACCAGAAGCGTGACCTTCTGGCCTTTGCCAGTACGGCAGCCAAAGCAGCAACCGCCTTTGAACTGCCCGCCGATGAATTGTCCGAAGGCCTGGGGAAAATCGCCAGTCTCTATAAGGTGCCGACCCGCAACATTGAGCAGCTGGGCGATGCGCTGAACTACCTGGACGATAACGCCATGTCAAAGGGCGCGGACATTATCGACGTGCTACAGCGCATGGGTGGCGTGGCTGACCGGCTGGACTTCCGCAAGGCAGCCGCGCTTGGCTCCACGTTCCTGTCACTTGGCGCAGCGCCGGAGGTGGCAGCCAGCGCTGCAAACGCTATGGTGCGTGAGCTGTCCATTGCCACCATGCAAAGTGACCGCTTTATGAATGGCATGGATATGCTGAAGCTCAAGCCTGAGGAGCTTGAGAAGCAGATGACGAAGGATGCCATGGGCACCATTCTGCGGGTGATGGAAAAGGTGGAAAAGCTGCCGCAGGACAAACGCCTGTCCGCCATGACGATGCTGTTTGGCAAGGAATATGGCGATGATGCGGCAAAGCTGGCTAACAACCTGCCGGAGCTGCGCCGCCAGTTGCAGCTCACTGCCGGTAGTGGTGCCAATGGCTCAATGCAGAAAGAGTCCGACATCAACCGGGATTCACTTTCTGCGCAGTGGATGCTGTTAAAAACGGGGGCGCAGAACGCTTTCAGCAGCCTGGGCGAAACGCTGCGCCAGCCGCTGATGGATATCATGGATTATGTGAAAAGCGTAACCGGGGCGCTGCGTCGCTGGATTGAAGTTAATCCGCAGCTGGCAGGCACGCTGATGAAAGTGGCAGCCGCTACCGCTGCGATCACGCTTGGGCTTGGTACGTTAGCCGTTGTGGTGGCGGCTGTGCTGGGGCCGCTGGCGGTTTTACGGTTTGGCTTTTCCATGCTTGGCGTGAAAACTTTGCCGTCTGTATTCGCGGCGGTTTCGCGTACCGGCAGCGCGCTGACATGGCTGGCGAATGCGCCGCTTTCCGTGTTACGGCGCGGAATGGCTTCCACGGGAGCTGGCACTGGCCTGCTGACTGCCCCGCTGAATGCCCTGCAGCGTTCAGCCGGACTCGTGGGCAATGCACTGAAGGCGGTGGCGGGTGCGCCGCTGGCAGTATTCCGCGCCGGAATGGCCGGAACGCGCAGCGTGATAGCAGCGGTGATGAATCCCCTGGCGGCGCTTCGTGGAGGGCTGACCGCTGCCGGGGGCGTCCTGCGCTTTCTGGTATCCGGTCCGCTCGCCTTACTTCGCGGCGCGCTGTTCGGTATTTCGGGAATGCTGGGTGCGCTACTTAGTCCCATAGGCCTGGTAGTTGCTGCGCTTGCGGGGGCGGCACTGGTCATCTGGAAGTACTGGCAGCCAATCGGCGCTTTTCTGGGTGGCGTGGTGGAAGGGTTCAGGGCTGCGGCTGCCCCCATCAGCGCAGCCTTTGAGCCTGTCCGGCTTTTATTCCAGTGGATAGGGGATAAGGTGCAGGCGCTCTGGGGATGGTTCCGGGATCTGCTGACGCCGGTTAAATCCACGGCTGAGGAGCTGAACAACGCGGCCGCCATGGGGAAAAGGTTTGGTGAGGCCCTGGCTGAAGGCCTGAACATGGTGATGCAACCGCTGGAGTCGCTGAAGTCGGGCGTAACGTGGCTGCTTGAAAAACTGGGCATTGTCAGCCAGGAAGCTGCGAAAGCGAAGCTGCCGGACCAGGTGGTGAAGCAACAGCCCGCCACGGTGAACAGTGACGGGAAAGTGGTGCTGCCGCCTGGCGGATTTCCCATGATGGGCTTTGCGGGTATGTATGACAACGGGGGCGCTATCCCGCGCGGCCAGTTTGGCATAGTTGGAGAGAATGGTCCCGAAATTGTGAACGGTCCGGCAAACGTGACCAGCAGGCGGCGCACGGCGGCGCTGGCATCGGTTGTGGCCGGAACCCTGGGCATGGCGGCAGCACTTGCAGAAGCTGCACCCCTGCATCCGTTCTGCCTTCCCGCAATGGCATACAAACAGAACCAGCCCGCGAAGGCGGAGCGCGCACCGACAGTAATGCATTTTGAAACGCACGCGCCGATCACCATTCATACGCAGCCAGGACAGAACCCGCAGGATATTGCGCGCGAAGTTGCCCGCCAGCTCGACGAGCGCGAACGCCGCACCCGCGCGAAGGCGCGCAGCAATTACAGTGACCAGGGGGGATATGAATCATGATGATGGTGCTGGGGTTATACGTTTTCATGCTGCGCACGGTGCCGTATCAGGAGCTGCAGTATCAGCGCAGCTGGCGGCACGCGGTTAACAGCCGTGTCAATCGCCGCCCGTCAACGCAGTTTCTTGGCCCGGACAACGACTCGCTGACGCTGTCCGGCGTCCTGCTGCCGGAAATAACCGGGGGCAGGTTGTCTCTACTGGCGCTGGAGCAGATGGCGGAACAGGGCAAAGCATGGCCCCTGATTGAGGGCAGCGGGACCATATACGGCGTGTTTGTGATCGAGAGCCTGAGCCAGACAAAGACGGAATTTTTCGAAAGCGGGATGCCACGGCGGATTGAGTTCACGCTGACACTCAAACGGGTGGATGAATCGCTGTCCGATATGTTCGGCAGCCTGAGCGATCAGCTCAGTAACCTGAAAGACTCCGCATCGTCTGCGATAGGGAATATTACCAATACGGTTGGAGGGTTACTGCAGTGAATTTCAGTTCTGAACTTCTTAGCCTGTACGGGAAAAGCCCTGCCTTCGGTATTGTTATCGAAGGTAAAGACGTTACAACCGCACTGGATAATCGCCTGATGGGCGTGACGCTCACCGATAACCGGGGCTTTGAGGCGGACCAGCTTGATCTGGAACTGGACGACGCGGACGGGCAGATTGTCCTGCCGCGTCGCGGGGCGGTGATTCAGTTTGCGCTGGGATGGGAAGGCCAGCCGCTTTTCCCTAAAGGGGCGTTTACCGTCGATGAAATTGAGCACAGAGGGGCACCTGATCGCCTTACGATTCGCGCCCGCAGTGCTGATTTCCGGGCAACCCTGAATATCCGCCGTGAAAAGTCCTGGCATCAGACAACTGTGGGAGAAGTTATCAGGGAAATCGCCACCCGCCATAATCTGCAAATCGCTATCGGTCAGGACCTGTCAGACCGGCCACTGGATCACCTGGACCAGACGAACGAAAGCGACGCAAGTTTTCTGATGAAACTGGCGCGTCAGTACGGGGCTATAGCATCAGTCAAAAGCGGCAATCTGCTGTTTATCCGGCAGGGGCAGGGGAGAACAGCAAGCGGAAAGCCGCTGCCGGTTGTGACCATCACGCGAAAGGAGGGTGACGGCCACCGTTTCACCCTGGCAGATCGTGGCGCTTATACCGGCGTTATTGCCAGCTGGCTGCATACCCGGGAGCCAAAGAAAAAGGAAACGATGAAAGTTAAGCGCCGCCGCAGGAAGACCACGAAACCAAAGGAGCCGGAGGCTAAACAGGGGGATTACATGGTCGGTACGGATGAAAACGTGCTGGTACTTAACCGGACCTATGCAAACAGGGCTAACGCTGAACGGGCTGCAAAAATGCAGTGGGAACGGCTGCAGCGCGGGGTGGCTTCATTTTCCCTGCAGCTCGCAGAAGGCAGGGCCGATCTCTATACGGAAATGCCGGTGAAGGTCAGCGGCTTTAAGCAGCCAATAGATGACGCGGAATGGACCATAACAACATTGACGCACGCCATCAGCCCGGATAACGGTTTTGTTACCAGTCTGGAGCTTGAAGTGAAAATAGACGATCTCGAAATGGAATGATTGGTTCTCATTATTGAATAATGGTGTATCATTATTGCGATATCAGCAAAGGTGAGGGGGAAACTATAATGATGAACTGCCCATTGTGCGGACTGGCAGCACATACACGCAGCAGTTTTCAGGTGTCCAGCGAAACTAAGGAACGCTATAACCAGTGCACTAATATCGAGTGCGGTCATACATTCGTAACGCATGAAACATTTGTTCGCTCAGTGTGCCGCCCTCAAAAAATCAGCGCAGCCCCACCTCACCCAAAAGGCATGCAGGAACAATTTGCATACTAACCCGCTAAGGCGGGTTTTTTTATGCCTGCCGTCGCCACAACCAAAACGCTGTCGCCATTTTGCCGCCACTGGGATAAAAAAAGGGGCTACGTTTTCACGTAACCCCTTGTTTTATTTGGTGGAGCTGGCGGGAGTTGAACCCGCGTCCGAAATTTCTACATCCTCGGTACTACATGCTTAGTCAGTCTTTAC